ATATGGTTAGGGACCATATACTACCAAATACGCGAGAGAATTGTCTTTAGTTATATTTACATCAGAACTAAAGAGAATTGTCTGTATTTGCAGAAAAGATTTTTGTACTCAATTATATATTGTTTTACCACGATAATATAATTAAAATAATGTTAATCACATAACATTATGGCTCATATTATATTATTCTTTCCTCCCCAGGAAAGATGTAACCTATTCTTTGAGAACATAGGAGGTGCAATTCCTCCAGTCATTTAATTTATTAAATCAATACTTGGAATGTGATAATTCCGATCTTTGTGATCTTTGTAATGACCAAATAAGTCATTGATTTAATACCCTACTCATATTTTTAGTTGGAGAGTCATACCAACTAAAATTCATTCTATCATTATCTACTCTAGTCATACTAGTAGTCATATTTTGATAAATTTATATTGATACAATACGATTTTGAATAATCGATCACCCACCACGGTGTCTTATTAATGTAGCGGGAGCTGATCCTATGCTACAAATAAGATGTACATCTAAAATAAGCAATTTATTGTTTAGTGATAATGCCTCATTTGTACAGGATAACGAATAATAGATTTAGAGGATGCTCTATCCTATTGTTGATTGTATTTTTAAATATATTTATGATGAGTCACATGCAGAACTTTGGAGTCTGAAGGTATCATACCATTTCTTAACGCGATGGATGATATACGGGGCCTCTTTTAGTGTAGACTAACTGAGAGCGACTGGGCAAGAGATACCACGTAGAGTGGTCCTATACACCTAAAGCACTACGGCCTAGTGTGTATGTATAGGCGCGAATGAGTGGGAGTAACTGCGATAATGTTACGCCGATAACAGACCGGAGTCTGTTTGAGGTTAACTACCACATGATACCGGGGCGACCACGCTTATATGGGATCTGCAGCCCGTGCAGAAGAAGACGGGATTTTGATGAATTTAGATTTTAGTATTTCCAATTATTTATTGGAAATGCTTGATGATGATAATTCAAGTGTCAATAGCTTTGAAGATGAGATAAGCTTTGATGATGAGGATTTTCCTTTTATTTTTCAGAGTGATGAAACTATTATGAATAATGATGTTTTATCTGATGATGAAGAAGAGGAAATTCCGGATCTAGAATTTGCCTATACCTATCCTGCAGATACTGCAGAATGGGATAGAAGAATCTCAAGTTTCATGTTGTTTTCAGAAAACCGTACTTTTGATTTTGATGCCTTAAATCGTGTTTTTACACTTAGACGCAGGCATGAATTAGAAGAGTTTTATGAATATGTTGAAGACTTATTCGGTTGGGATAATATGCCACCGATTGATGAAACAGATATACATCAGTTACCACTTGATATTATATCTCAAGAGATTTATGTAGAAGAGACTATTGTTGAAATCTATGAAGATATCATAGAAGATCATTGGTCTTTACTACATGATGTTGAAACCAATCCAGGACCTTCTGATTTATCATTTATTTATGATAATTTAGATCGTTGGATTGAAGAGCATAATTGGAAATTTTATTTGAGATGTAAATTACAACGTGATTACGATATTCGTGTCATGGATGATTTGCGAGTTAATAATTTTCAAATTAAGCTATTTGGAGTTTGTCGAAAAGCATTGAAAAGGAATTTTGATATGGATTTATCTATTTCTCAATTCCAATATATGCTTCGAGATTATTCACAAACAGGGAATTATGATACTTTCTTTTTAAGGATTTCATTTCTTGTTTATGATAAGTTAGCAACACTAGGGAAGAATGTTGTTAAGCTTGTTGAGAGAGCTAAAACTTTCTTAACACCCCCTCGTAGTCCAAAAAGTCCCCTTACCGGGTCTCTTGTTACTACGGATAAGCTTGTTTTAGGAGTTGGTCCTGCTTATTGTTATTTAATGAGCAATGATTGGACTGATTTTCCTAAGACATATCTTTGTAATGCTATTGCAATTATTCATGGAAAAATCTTTCATATGAATGGACCCAATGTAATTGCAGGTGTGTGTTACGAAGAAGTCTTGAGAACTCCAGGTGTGTTTGCTTCTGAATTTCCTTCAAAGATGAATTATATGTTAACTACTGGTAATTTATTACCATTAGTTCCATTATTTATGCATTTTTGTTTTGATTTAGTACCAATTGATATTAGAATTCGTATTCTAATACACACTTTTTGGAATTATATCATGTTTACCTTACATTCAGGCTATAATCAGCACTTAGGTGCGTGGTTATTTATGTTGTATTTAATGCATGATATTGAGACCAATCCAGGACCTTCTGTAAAGCAATTTAAGAAGGGGAGAAAGGATTATGAATTTTTCATTAGATTAATAAGTAATCCTCACAATGCTGTCAAACGCATTGAAAAGCATTTTTCTAGAGCAGAAGGTTATCGTTTGCAATTTAAACGTAATCTTTTGAGCTTCTTTGTTGATCATACTAAACCCCAAGCTGATTGGGATGTTTTAGGATTTAATAAACTAACTCAAGCTTTAGAAAAACATAGTACGGCTATGTCTACAATTGCTGCAAATGTGGTTATACCACAAGTTGAAAAATGTAGACAAACTTTTAGTGAAGTTGCTAAAGAGGGATTTAGTATTAATCACACAGTTGACTTATTTAGTGGCTTTTCTGATGTTAAAATCAGATTGGCCTTATTATTAACTGCTTTTTGTGTAATTAATGCTGTAGAAATGAAATATGGAAGTTCTTCTTCTATATCCTTGATGAAATTTTTGATCGTTAGCGCTGGAGCTGCTGCAATTATTGCAACACCTAGTGTTTCGAACATGTTTACATCATGGTTTTCTACTGTCCCACAGAGTGATGAATCTTCAGTTGGTTGGGTATCCCTTCTTTTAGAGGGTGTACAACTATCAACAATGGGTTTTACTCTTATTACGTGTAAGTCAGTCGATTTATCTAAAACTATGGATATGATTGTTCGAGAGAGCAAGAATTTAAGTTTCATAGTAGATAAAGTTATCGATTGGTTTAAGCGTGCCGTAATATACGTTGCTGATAAGTTTCATCTCGATGTATCTATGTGGTTTTCTACAAATGATACTAGAGTTAAAGAATTACAGCAAGAAGTTATACGGTTACAAGAGGAAAATTTAGCTAATCCTATGGGAATTACACTTCATTTTAATGAACGTGTTACACGTTTATCTATGAAGGTTAATGATATGATTGCTAAAACCCCCAATACACCAGAAAATAATGCTATTAATGCAGTTTTGACTAGATTATCAAAGGATTTATTTTCTTTGTCTAGAATGGCTGCTGAATGTGGTTTAGAAGCTGGTGAACGTAATGATCCTGCTGCTGTTATGAGAGTAGGAGCACCGGGTTGTGGAAAAAGTCATGATATTGATACCGCTGCCATGGAATTAGCTATTGAATTTGCTTCTGCAGATCAGTTAGCTGACATAGCTCGTAATTGGAAGAGTCAAATTTATATTTGGCCCTTAGATGGTAAACACCATGATCAATATTGTGGACAAATGATTTGTATGTTTCCGGACATATTTTCTGCCACAGACGCTGAAGGACAACCAAGTGAGGCTTTATATTTAATTTATTTAATATCTGGTACTCCCTTAAATCTTTTAGCTGCTGAATTGAGTAAGAAACAAAGACTTTGGTTTATATCCCGTATTGTGATGCTTGCGTCCAATAAGTTGTATTTACCAAGTAATATGTTTAAATCTATTCACAATCCTGATGCATTACTTCGTAGGTTGATGGAGTGTTGTTATTATCAATGGTGCAAACCTGAGTATGCTCAACGCGATGCTGCTGGTAATATTATTATTGATCCAACCACTAATAGAGTTATGGGTTATGAAAATGACTTATATCTTTATGGAAAGATTGATAAAAATAAGGTAAAAGGCGTTCCTGATGATGATATCTGGCTTTTTAGAAAGCATGATTTGTCTACGGGAGGTTTCGCTGATAACCAAATTTTAACCAGAAGAGAGTATATGCAGGTTGTAAAAGATTATATTAGAAATAAAATGGAGAATGGTGATGCAAAGAGACGTTTATTAAAAGAGAGATCAATTGAACTTGTATCAAGGAGATTTGATACTAGACCACAGGTGAATTCATTTACACCTATGATTGACGAAACTTTTAAAGATCGTACATCAACCAAACCCCAGTCCCACGAAGGTGAGACGATTCCTAATGTAATTTCCGAAGATATTTATATTCGTTTGCAGAAGTTATATGATGAAGTTGTTCTTAGAGGAATTGATATTAAAGAGTTTCTATCTAAAAAGTTGTTTTTATCTTCACTTTATTGTGAGAGAGAGACTCAATTTATAGATTTAATATCCGAGGATCGTGATCTGTTCTATTATTTTTCCAATATGTCTATTGTACATATACGGAAGATATTGTATGAACAATACAGTTCTTGTAATACTCTATGGAGACAAACCAAAAATATGTGTGTTACTAATGCTTTTACTTTATATAAAAGTATCATTAATAACATTAATTCGTTCCTATCTATACCAGATAGTAAGGATTCTGTTACTGAAAGCACTTCACATATTTTTTGGCAATACATCAAAGATCCATCTCTGTTGCGTTGTTTAGGTTTTGTAGGTCTTGGGATTGCAACATTTTCTATTGCTGTTGCCGGAATAAAGCTTGCTTTAAAATATCTGGAACCAGCTGAAAATGCACAACCTCAAGTTGACAGTATGATTCCTGGAGAAGAATTTATCACTAGTCACCAAAGAAATATCTTAGCTTGTTTTATAAAGCATAAGACAGGTAATAGACATCCATGCAATGTTTTTATGCTTGGAGATCGATTTGGTGTAACTGTGAGACATTTACATACGGGAATGAAAGCTAGAATGGAACATAGGCCTGATGATGTATATCATTTGGTACTAGTTAGTTCTAGAGGCGGAACTTTGGAGGATTCCACACTCAAGTATGATTATAGTAAGATTCAATGGTTTGAACATGATGAAGATCTCGCAAAACGAGATTTAATTGTTTTTAAATTACCTGATGATGCTAAGTATCCTTGTATGGAAAGGTTTATACCACCTCTAAAAGCGCTTGAATATATTCTGCAGAAAGGTAACTTATCTGCTACTTTTGCTAAGATAGGTATCGATAAATCTAAGGAAGCTGTGGCTTCTATGAGATTTGAACCTATGTCTCTGACGTTGAATAATCGTTTGTGTGTTTATAACACAAGTACATTACTCGATGATAAGGAGACTCCCACTGGACGTGTTACATTGCGTTCATGGAATGGGAAAAGTAGATATGGTACATTTCGAACAGAAGTTGGTGATTGTGCAAGTATTTGCGTAATTACTGATGAGAGGAAGAACTACTGTGTTAATTTGGATTATCCTCAAGCTGCTAGTGAGTGGATTGCATATTTACATGTTGCAATTACAGATGATCTTGCTCAGGGTGTTCCTATTTATAGGGAATTATTTTCAAAATATTTTGAAATGATTAAGACACCTCAGGAGACAGATTTTATGGAAAGGTTGCAAGAAGCATGTGGTATTGTTACTCAAGCACTTGAAGCAAATGCTATTAATCAAGAATGTATTGTTCCACTTAAACGTGAAACTATCATTTTAGATAAACATCATATCTCTGATTTTACTTCATCTGAAATTATTGAAAATAATTCTAGATCTGAGATTAAGAAGAGCAAGTTGTATGGCATAGATCCTCTAACTCGTAAGCCAGCGCGATTACATAATTTTACAAATAAAGAAGGAGATTTTGTTGATGTTATGAAGAAAGCACGTGAACCTTACGGTAGTAATGACGTAGTTTATGATCCAGTGTTAGTTAGACGTATTATACAAGACGCAATGACTCATGTTTATAACACGAGTAGCGTTCCTGTGAAGACAGAAGTCCTATCATTAGATCAAGCTATTAAAGGCGATCCTGCGTATTGTCTAGGAGGACTGAATGCAAACAGCTCAACAGGCTTTATCTTTAGAGTTTTGAAGAAGAGATTGAACCTTAAAGGTAAAGGAAAGAGATGGATGTATGAAGGAGACCAACTTAAACCTCAGTTTTATGAAATTATCAAGTTTATAGTAGAGAAAAATATAGAAAAATTAAAGAGAGGAGAGAGAATCTTCAATGTTTATATTGATAATTTAAAGGATGAACTATTATCCTTAGAGAAGGTTAAAGCTGGGAAAACTAGACTTTTCTGTAGCGCAGACATGATATATCTACTTATTAGTAGAATGTATTTTGGAGCGTTTGCAGGTTGGATCGTTGAGAATAGAATTGACAACGGAATTGCTATCGGGATTAATCCTTATAGTAGAGATTGGGATAAGTCTGCTAATCATCTTTTACGTAATTCATTAAAATTTATTTTTGGTGATTATGGTAAGTTTGATAAGAAGCAGAAGCGTATCCTAATGGAAGCATGTCTTGTTCTTATGGACATGTTTTATGGTGAGAATGGTAAGCTGGAGAGAAAGTTACTATTCGAAGAGATTGTTGACAGTTTACATGTAGTCTATGAAGATGGAAGATTAGTTTTCTATACATGGGATCACGGTAATACAAGTGGCAATTTCTTAACCGCAATTTTGAATTCTCTTGTTAATATTTCTATTATCTTTATTGTGGCAGTTATATGTCAATTGACATATAAAGGCATTAAGATTACATCTGATGCGCAATATGATTTTGAAATTATTAGCAAGAATGTGTCATACTTGGTTTTGGGTGATGATTTAGTGTTGAGTGTAACTGATGAGTTACCATACTTGACATTTAACACATTTAAAATTGTGTGTGAACAATTTTTAGGGCTTGAATTTACAGATGAGTTGAAAACTTCTGGAACTATCCCCGATTATAGAAATATAGAAGATGGTAGTTTCTTAGGTAGAAAATTCATTTTAGGTTTATGGCTTGGTTCACCGAAGTGGTGGGCCCCCTTACGCATTTATTCAATTGTTGAATGTGTACAGTGGATTAAAGGTGTATTTGATCCAGATATTGAGGTTGCTAAGATAGAAGCTATGAATTTAGAACTATCAGAATGGCATCGTGAAATTTTTGAGTTTTATGTACCGAGATATGCGCAAGCATGTCTTCAGGCGTATGGTAAGTTACCAAAGTATACTGATTACGATACTGCTAGAGCTACAATTGTGGGTATGTCTACCCATCAGTATAGCTTTGACACCTTCCTGGTGGAAAAAGAGGACTCTCTAGGGAATAATCAGTCCCTAGAGTTTCAAAACATGATTTGTAACCTATTAAATGAGAAGGAGCATGACAGTGAGGCTGTCCAAAATATACTTGATGTGAGCGGGGATCACTTACATCATTTTAGCGAAGGTCCATTATCGAACCCTCAATCTGAAGAGGTTAAAATGTCAGACTTTGATGTTGATGCAGTTGCCGACAAGGAATCTACAGCTCTATTTATAGAAGGTGATTCTGTTGAGGTAGGTAATGCAGCTTCCACTCATAACGTTGATACTTATATCGAGCAAGAGGCTTCGATTAAAGCGTTTTTATCTAAACCAGTTGTTTTATCAACTGGAACATGGGTAAGTGGTACAGCTGCAGGTACTGATATTGCCGGAGCGTATGTCAAAGATTATGTTTCTACACCAATCTATGCGGAGAAAATAAAAGGTTTTCGTTTGTTTAAAGGTGATTTTGTTGTTAGTGTACGTCTTAATGCCAGTGCTTTCCAGCAAGGTAAATTGATATTACACTATATCCCTTTCTTTGAACACGTGTCATCTGATCAAGTCAAATGTTATAATAGGGATTTGATAATGTTTTGTCAACATCCCCACGTACAAGTTGATTGTCGAGGTACTACGTATTCATTACGAATTCCCTATATTGCTCCCAGTCATTATTTCGATTTGGTTGATCAAAAGTGGGCATGGGGCGCCTATTTCTTAACAGTTCTATCTCCATTGGAGACAGGTACTATGGCTACAGCAGATGTGGATTATACCATCTACGGTCATTGGGAAAATGTTAAGTTATGTGCACCAACATTACCACAATCTAAGGAAACAATGGAGAATAAAGGCTCTATATCTAGTGGCTTGAGAGCACTAGGAAAAGTAGCTACAACTTTAGGAAGGATTCCAAAGGTTGCTAGCTATGCACAACCACTGGCTTGGGCTGCAAATGCAGCAGGTGATCTTGCCAGTGCATTTGGTATGTCAAAACCACGTGAGTTGGAAGGAGTTACAACTGTTGGTCAGCAAACCTTGAAGTATACGGGTACTGCTGATGGACCTGATGTGGCAATTCCAGGAGGAGTTATTTGTGAGAACAGAATAGAAACACTTGATTATCTTAGTTATACTAACGAAGATGAGATGAGTATGGCTTATTTACAAGCTATTCCCTATTTCATGGGTAATTACACTTGGACTACTGCTACTGCTAAAGGTAATGATTTAGTTTCCGGTATAAATATCGGTCCTGACATGTTGCATAAGACTGTTTCACAGACTTATAATGCTAAGATTGCAACTTATAGTATTCATACACCCATCTGGCTATTTTCACAATTATTTGATAAATGGCGTGGTGGTTTTAAGTTGATAATTAAACTTGTTAAGACTGAAATGCATACTGGTCGATTTGAAGTTACCTGGACACCTGGTATTAATCCAACTGCACCAACTAATACGAATTCAGAGTATTCTTTGAGAACAATTGTTGATGTACGCGGTGAAGATGAAATTGAGATTTCGTTACCATATCTTTTAAGTAATGATTATAGTCTCAGTGGTGAAACTAGCGGAAAGCTTTCTATCCGAGTAATCGATCGTTTAAGAGCTCCAGATTCATGTGCTCAGCAAATTCGTTTGTTGTTGTTTATCAGAGGTGATGATGATTTGGAGTTTGCATGTCCTGGTATATCTGGATATTCTTTATCTCCATTTGAACCACAATCTGATGAAGCTATAATGCACTCTACTGCTCTACCCAAGATGTCAGTTGCACCTATTGGAGCAATGAAACTTGACAAAGATGATTTATTTCATAGTAAGCGCAGTGTTGGAGAAAGAGTGTTGTCTATTAAACAATTGTTGTTAAGAATGTCTCCCATGTCTGGTATTTTAAACGGACTGGATCTGACTACTAAATCAGCAATTGCTGTAGATCCCCATGGTGTTTGTGCTACACATCAAAACCATGGTACTGGCGCTTTGGAATCAGGGTCTCTTGGATTAGACTTATATAATATCTTTGCGGGTATGTATATGTTTTGGAGAGGAGGTGTTCGCCTTCATGCTATTGGACAAACTGGTACTCAAATTGTCTCTAAGCTATCAAATGGTACTACAACTGGATTACTAACTGATAATGTTTCTAATAATGGCAGTGGATATCATGGTTTACCTTATTATGCTTGGAATTCCAATGGAGTTTCTAGTTCTAATGGTGCTATATATCCCGTCAATATGATGGACAATAGTCAGATGGTTGTTCAACACGTTCCGTACTATAACAAATTTATGTGTTCTTCCACTCGTTTTTACGATGGTACACAAGCCCCCCAAACGGTAGATGACTACCCTACCACTAATGTATTACTTAATAGTAGTGATGTTTTTGGTGCTAAAACAGTCATAGGTCGCTCTGTATGTGATGATTTTCAATTTATGTTCTTCGTAAACTGTCCACCCGTACTTATAAATTATGTGTAATTTTCCAAATTTTGCGCACATGGTTTAAAATCCTTGCGAGAGGTAACTGAACTTTGAAAGTATCTAACAAATACCCC